TTAACCTCCGATCTCGTTCCAAGTGCCGCCGACTTCATCGAAGGCGTACAGCTTACCCGTGTCCACTTCGAGGAACAGGCTACCGGTTACAAGGTTGCTGTCCTGCTTGCTGTCCGTAGACAGCCCCGCCATCTCTACGTACTGCTTGCCGCCGTAGCCTACCGGGTTGTTCACAATGTACCGTATCATGATCTTCGCTCCTTTCTAAAAACTTAGTCCACTCGCCGTGGGCAAAACTGGTTCACCATATATGCCCACGGTTTTCAGCATATATTCTATTTTTACGCCTTTGCCGGGTTCGATCACGAATTGACTGTCAAGCACGGAACGCTCTAATAGCACTATCGCACTTGTATTTTGTGAAGCGTCGGCTGCACCTTGTACTCTACAGCAACCAACCAACACTGCATACCCGATTTCATTGATAGTAATGTTCGATTGGCTTGTATTGACAACGAAAATAATAAATGAAACAGTGCTATTTCCGTTATTGTCCATGTAATGTTTTTCAATGACTCTGCTGTTGAACCCACCGTTGATTTGATTCTCCAACCAATAGTCATTTACTGTTGCTTCGGTATTCCCAGAACCTATGACAACCCCGCCACGGAAGGTGCCTTTTGCTACCATACCGCGTGCATAATAAACATCGTCAATAACCGGTAAACTACCATTTGTGTAAAGGGTAACATTGGTTGCACTTTTGATCGGATAGGCCCCAAACGGGAACATATTACTCCCACCTTGAAGTATATCTTTCAATATGTTTTTGTAATTCTGAGTCACCATCTTTGAAGCACCACCCCGTATTTATTCATTCCATATACCAGATATTGTATATGTAACAAGGCCAGTGTCACCAGCCTGAATCGTCACAGGCGTATCGAGCAATGTACGGTCAAGCATAACAGTTGTCATCGAGGCAGTACCGGCAATGGAAACAGCCGCCCATCCGAACATACCTATCTCACTGATCGTTACTGCATTTGCTGAGGTGTTGGTTACAGTGATAGAAAAAGTAATATAAGGAGTATCGTTGGTATAGCCTCTTGTTGTCATTACATTGCCCGATGTGCGATAGACCTTAATATTGTCAACTATATCGACCAAGAATGATTCAAGCTTATAATCATCCTCAGTTGGAGCCGTCGTGCCAGAACCAGCCTTAATGCCGTAGTTGTATCCGTCATAGTTTATTGCTGGCCATACCCCGTCACTCAACCTCGCGTTATATCTACTGCCGTCTGTATCCCTGATAGGAATTATGTAATCAGTTTTCTGTCCTGCGGGTGGAAACAGGAACGCTGCCGCCATCAGTTTTTTCGCATTACTTGTCAACATATGCCTACCTCCCTTATGCTTCTGTCTCAATCGACACGATATTAAACGATGTATTAGCGTAGCCGAGAATTGCATCGTCTATCTCAGTTACTCCCGACTCAAAAGATAGATACTCGCTCGGCACATCCACCACTACACTGCTATACCCGTCCGCATTGTCTGATACTGCCGCATATGTGCCGTTTGCAGAAATATTTTTTGTGATTAACACACCGCCAGCTACATCGACTACTACCTCAGACAATCCGTCATATCCGGTATCTGGCATGACTGTTCCATTTTCCGTGACAGTCTTGCTCTGCAATGTCGGCTGAACATCTATGATAACCTCGTTGTTTGTCGTGGTGTCATAGGTGCCGTTGGCATTTTTGGTTGTACTTGTCTGTTCAACCAAACTGCCGTTATCAATGACTTTGCCTTCGTCGCTTACGTCATAAGTATTTGGCACAGCAACAACGACTTCGTTGTTTTCTGTAGTATCATAAGTGCCGTTGGCAGTTTTTGTAGTAGAAGACTGGGCAATTAGACCACCATTGCTTACAACTTTTCCTTCGTCACTCTCCCTATAAGTGTTAGGAACATTGACTACTACTCCCGTATAACCATCAGCATTATCGTTGTTAGCATCATATGTGCCATTTGCGGTTATATTTTTTGTTATCAGTGTCGGGCTGCTACCAGTCTGCGGAACATTGACCACAACGCTGTCATTATTTTTTGTTTGATATGTTCCGTTGAAAGTAATAGCCGCCTGTCTCGGAGTCTGACTTACCAGTGCTCCGTTTGATACCACCTTTCCCTCATCACCATAGGTGTAGCTATTTGGTACGTTGACAACAGCCTGATTATTTTTCGTGGTGTTGTACGTGCCATTGGCATTTATGGTTCTGCTGGTCTGATTAGCCAGCGCTCCACCAGACACAACCTTCCCCTCGTCTCCCTGAGTGTAACTGTTCGGCACGCTGACGTTGGCCGTAGCATAGTCCTTGACGTTGACCACGCCGTTTTGCCGGATCGCCACGTCTCCTGTGGGCTCCGGATAGCTCTCTATGCTGCCGATCGCCGCCGCCATCAGTGGCGGTGTGTATGTGTCGTCGCTGCCCGTTTTCGCCCGTATGGCATTGGCGATGTTAGTCAGGTACGACTCGGTAATCAATGCCCGGCTCATTCAATCACTCCAATCTGCTCGCCGCCGCTGCTCTGCTCCGTTACCCCGTCCACGCTGATGATGTGGAGGATACCTTGATACAGCTCCAGCGCGATCTCATAATTCACGTTGACGGTCATGCCTCCGTCCACCATCGTGCCCTCGGCATTGGGCGTCGTGGGCCGGTAAATGCGCCGGCGGGCCTTTTTCGTCTGGTCGAGGTACGGATTCTCGATGGAGAATACATACCCGACCGGGAACATATACTTCTCCCGCCCGATGCGCTTGTTGTTGTACAGATAGTTGACTGTCAGCGGAGCAGTGGGCTGCAGGTCGCAGCCGATCAACTGCAGCCTGGACCGGGCCTGCAAACCAAACGCGAAGGTCGCCTGCTGGATGTAGCCGACGACCGCGAGATCGTCCGGCACATAGCCCAGCACCAGGTCGCCGGGCCGGTACTGCTTATTGTTGATACAGTCCAGCGATACCTCCGTCCGGTTAAACCAGTAGGCCGACAGACGATTCAGGATGGCGTTGGCATTATTGCTGTTCACCAGGTTGATGTCCTTGTATTCCTTGACGTTCTCCGGCGCGTCAGCCGGGGCCAGCGGATTGGACAGGGAAATCACCTGCTCTGTGACGATGTAGTCCACACCGTCCACCGTGACATAGGTGTCGGTGTCGAGCGGCGTCCCCGCCGTATAGGTGTATGCCGTGACCCGCAGCTCCGTCACCCAGTCGTTCTCGGTAATCGCCGGTCGCATGAAGGTTCGCCCAAAGGGAATCTCCGCCTGGGTGTTGTCCACGGGGCGAATATACATGTCGTCCCGGAACACATCGACGATATAAGCCCCTACAGCGAACAGGATCCACGTCAGCCGGTCTCGGGCGCTCTGGGCCGGGGCGTAGCCCGACAGCGTCTGGAACGTGATGCCCGGGCCGACCTGGACAAGGTAAGCCCGGCTGCCAAAGCACTCAGCGATGGCCGCGCCCACAGTCTCCCCGTCGTACATCTTCGCGTCCATCGGCTGAAATCCCAGCCAATATAGCCAAGAGGTCGCGGTGATTCGGAAGCTGCTGTCGCTGATGCGCTCCACCTTCCGCATCGGCCAGGAGGCCCACAACTGCCGCCTCCCGTCGTAGAGCAGGCAATAGAGGGTGTCAATCGGAATGTCGTCGGTGGTAATCACTTCGCAGCTATACTCGTTGACCGGCAGCGTCTCGCCGGTCAGATCGGCCTGCGGCGCAAATTGCAGATTTTTGATGGGGTACTCGCCCCCGCCCATGACCACCTCGCCGGTGACAGGATCATAGGACTCAATCCAGTCGATTTCAATGAACACGGACAGCCCCTCCTTAATACGCGGTGGTGTCCGCGTCAGGATAGCTGGACGCCGCTTCCCAACCGTCTACCGTGAATGTGTAGGTGTCTCCGATCTGCGGGTCGTACACGTCCGGCAGCGGCGTCAGGCCGCGGCTGATGGCCTCCGCCAGCGTCAGCGCCTTGGTGGGGCCGTTAGCGTTGATCGTGAAGCGCAGGCCGTCCCAGTAGGTGTAGCCGCTGGGCAGCTTTTTCCAAACGTCCTCCGGGGCCTCCACAATCCCGGTCAGCTGGAGGGCGTCGTTGTTATATGGGAGCACGAATGTGTGCCCCTCCACCGGCTCGGTCAGCTGTTCGATCAAGTTCCCATACCTGCCCTTGTTGCGCAGCGGCATGGTCAACCGGACCTCGTAGCTGTAGTACGTGCCCAGCACATCATTAAAAATGTGCCCGTCCATCAGCATCCCGCTGATGTCGCTGAGCTTGATCTCCGCCGTGCGCTCGATGGAGCACTCCACGTTATACTGAACGCCGTCGATTGTAAACATGGTCTTCACCTCATCCCAACTGGATGCCCACCCGCTGGGACTCGGCCTGATTGGCCCGATACACCCAGCGCTGCGCGCCGTCGATCACAAAGGTAATGTCAATGGGTCGCAGGCCGTTCACCGGCGTGGTGAACTCGCTGGCGCCATTGGCCTGCGCGCCAACAGTGCCTGTCGGCACCGTCGGCTCCGGCAGTGCGAACGTCTGCGCCAGCTGGTTGGCCACCAGCTGCTGGTTGTCCTTCAACCCCTGTGCAAACAGCCGCACCATATCGGGCGCATAGGTGTGGAAGTTCGAAAGCGGCCCTTCCTTCGGCTCGGAGAAGCCCAGGAAGTTCTTGATCATCTGGGCGAAGTCGCTCACCGTTCGCTTTGCGTTCTCCCACATCTGCTTGATGCCGTTGATGAAGTTCTGAATCAGGTCCCGGCCCCAGTTCAAAGCGTTCTGCCCCAAATTGCTGAACCAGTCGCCGATGTTCTGGAGGGCGTTCCGGATCCAGTCGGCGGCGTTGCTCACGCCCTGCTTGATGGCTTCCCAGGCGTTCAGGAAAAACTCCTTGAACCCCTTGACGTTGTTCCAGCAGTAGATGAAGGCGGCGACCAGTGCGGCGATGGCCGCGATGATCAGCGCGATCGGGTTGGCAGCCATCACGCCCCACAGCGCCGACAGCGCCGTCTTCACTGCCCCAAAAGCAGACACCAGCTTCGGGGCCAGCATCATCAGGTTTCCGATGCCGCTCACCAGCTTGCCGCCGATGGCCAGCACCGGGCCAACGGCAGCGGCCACGCCCGCCAGCTTGATGATCGTCTCCTGCATCTGGGGCGACAGGCCCTCCCAGGCAGCGCGCAGGCCGGACACGGCGCTCTTTAGCCCATTAGCCACGCTCGTGATCAATGGCGCGGCGGCGTTCACCAGGTCCATGCCGACGATCTTCAACTCATTCAGCGTGGTCTTGAACTGGTCGATGGGATCCAGCGTTGCCTCGAAGGTGTTCTCAACGCTGTCGCCGTAGTCCTCCACCGCGTTCGTAAACGCATCGAAGGACAGCCGACCCTCCCGGATAGCCTTCGCCATCGCAGGGCCGGCCTTGCTGCCGAAAAGCTCGGACGCGATCTGCATGGCCTTGGTCTCGGATTTCGCGCCCTTGATCTTGCCCATCAGCTCCTGCATGGCCTGACCCATGCTCTTCCCGTCCTTGGTGGCGTTCTTCAGCGCCGTTTTCAGGCCGGTCATCACAGAGGATGCGTCCACGCCCTGCTTGCTCAGGTTCGCCAGGAATCCCACGGCGGTGTTATACCCGAAGCCCAGCTCGCGCAGCGCCGTAGCGTTTGCAGTCAGGTCGCCAGTCAGCTTGTTCACGTCCGTGCCGGTCTCCTGGGCGGCCCGGTTGAGGATGTCCAGGAACTCCCCGGCAGCGTCGGTGCCAACGTTCATCGCCGCCATGGCGGCCTGCACGCTGTCGATGGAGGACACCACGTCCGTATTATTCAGATCGGCGAACTTGATGAACTTCCCGGCCAGGTCCTCCAGCTCTTTGCCCGTCAGGTCGAACCGGGTGTTGACCTCGCCCACCGCCTCGCCGGCTGTCCGGAAGTCCGTCGGGATGGAGGTGGCCAAATTCTTCGCCGACTCCTCCATGTCCCCCAGCGCCTTGCCAGTGGCTCCGGTCTTCTTGACAATGATGTCCAGCCCGTCGTCCACCTCGGTGAACGCAGACACAGCGGCGGTACCCACAGCCACGATTGGGCCTGTGACATACTTCGTCAGGGCGGTGCCCACTCCGGTCAGTTTGTCCCCAAACTCTTTCACCTTGCCCCCAGCCGTGGCGATCTGCTGAGCGGTGACGGAGCCGAAGTCGGACATCTCGCCCTTCAGTCCCTTGAGCTGCTGCTCCGTGTCGGCGATCTCCCGCTGGAGGGCGTCGAACTGCGCCTGTGACATGGTGCCGTCGGCCAGCTGCTGCTCGGCCTCCTTCGCCGCGTCCTTCAGCGTGCGCAGCTTCTCCTCGGTGCCGCTGATCGCGTCCGTCAGCTGCCGCTGCTTCTGGCTCAACAGCTCCACGTTGCCGGGATCCAGCTTCAGCAGCCGGTTGGTATCCTTCAGGGCGGCCTGGGTGTCCTTCAGCTTGCTTTCAACGCCCTTCAGCGCGTCCTGTAGTTTTGTGGTATCGCCGCCGATCTCGATGGTGATACCCTGTATCTGCTTCCGCGCCATCGGTTCAGCCTCCCCGTCAGAAATTGTCAAAATCTTCCTGAGTGGGCAGCTCGTCCCACTCGGCATCGTCGTTCGCCCGCTCGTTAGCCATATCGATCACCATCCCCTCGGTGACCAGGTCGAGGTCGCCCAGGCTCATGCCGATCTGCAGGCAGCGCAGCAGGAACAATGGCGTGGTCATCGGTCGGGTGGTTTCTCGGCTTTTTTTTTGCTTTCGACCATGACCTTCGTATTCAACCGCCACAGATCGATGATCTGCGGCAGTATGAAGTAGATCGAAAACATGTCGAACGTGTCCAGCCATTCCTCCGGCGTCTCCGGGGCGCTCGGGTCGGCGTACTTCGCCATGGTGTAGGCCACGTCCTCAAAGATGGTCAGGGTCTCCACATCCAGCGTCGACTCCGCCGCGTCGCCGCCCTGGGTAGCGTCTACCAGCTTGTCGATGTCGGAAAAGATGTCCCGACCGAATTTGAGTCGATATATTCGCGGAACGGCTGCGCTCGCCTTAAACGGCACCTGCCGCCCGTCGATCTCGATGCTCTTGGTGATTGCCATGTGCCCCTCCTATTCAAAAACAGGGGAAAGCCCCCGGCCTTCCCCTCTTGTCGTATCTCTTAGGTCGGCGTCACAAACTGGTGCACCGTCTCGTACCACCCGGCATAGACGGTCGCGTCCGTGGTGTCGCCGGTCTTCGCCTTAACCGGGCCGCCGTTCGGCAGCGCCTTGGCGGTGATGGTCAGCGTCTCCGGCTGCACCTCGATGTTCTCGCCCTTGGTCTGCCCCTCCAGCGTGTTCTCCGCTGCGGTGCAGTTATAGAGCACGTGCCGCACGGCGTTCGCATCGCCGGTGAACTCGAAAAGGAGCGCGAAGTGGCCCCTCGTCGGGTTGCTCTCCTCGAACAATACACCCTTGCCGTCCAGCGCCTCGCCCAGCGCCGCCGTGCGGAAGCTCTGGGGAATCAGCGCGATCACCAGGTCCCCCTCGTAGCTGGCGTTGTCGCCCAGCTCGAAATAGGACCCATCATCGGCGTAGAATGTGTACGTGTCGCCCTGCTTGCTGAGATTCACGCTCACCGCGCCGGGAATCGCCACCGGCGTACCGAAGGTCGGCGTACCGTCGCTGGCAAAGGTCACCGTCGCATAGTGGACGTTCTTCAGGCCGTATCTCACTTTATTCGGCATCTGTCAATAACACCTCCGTGTTGTAGGTTGTCTGATACATCCTCTCGGAATCGATGAACACCTGCTCCGAGCGCTCGAAAGTCAGCTCGGCGGCGGTCAGCGCCGCCTCCACAGCGGCCTCCAGCTCGAAGTCAGGCTCATCGGTGTACAGCTCTATGGAGAGCTGAACGATGTGGACGTAGTTGACGCCGTCCGCATGAAAGTCGTCGCGGTCGGTGTACAGAAAGCAGATGAAGGGCGGCCCCTGCGGGTGCTCGCCATCCTTCTCGCCGAAGTGGTCAAAGGCGTAGGGGACGCCGATGCTCTCGATCATGCTTGCGATCTGTTCTCGGGTCACAGCTTCGCCACCACCTCTCGCTCAAAGGTCTCCACCAGCTCTTTTTCCACAGGCTCGATGTGCGCATGGGCCGGGGTCGGCGCGTAGGTCCTGCCCGTGCCGTTTCGGGTCACGTGTCCGTACTCCAGCAGATGCGGCAGGCCGGGGTGTTCGTTGTAGATCGTAACCGTCGTGCTCAGACGGCCCTTCTCCACCTGCATCTTCCATCCCCGTGTATATTCGCTCTTGCCCGTCGTGCTGGGCTTCAGTACCCGCCTGGCTTCCTTGCGGAGCGCCTGCACACCCTTCTTGCCCATCTGCTCGGCGATCTGGTCCACATTGCCCTGAATGTCCTCGGCGTACTCCGACAGGATCCCGGAGATGGCGCTGTTCAGCTGATCGATCGGCGTCTTAGCCATGTACGCCCACCTCCCGCTGCACGTACAGCTCCAGATCATCTGTCCCCGGTACGTGGTAGGTGCGGTAAATGGCGTAGCGCTTGCCCGCCCACTCACACACAGCCTCGCCCTCGTATTCGATCGGGGCAACGATGAAGCGGAACTCCGCGCGCATGCCACCCTGTCCGGCGGCGAAAAACTCCGCCCGGCTCACGTCGTCCATGCGCGCCAGTATGGTCCGGCTCTCCGGCTCTGTGGTGCGCCATACACCAGTCGTGTCCTGCTCACGCCCAGCGGGCTTGATCAGGGTGATCTCGGTGTCAACCATTGGTCGCACCCGCCTTCTCACTGAAAATCCGGTTGTTCAGCGTCCAGCGCAGCATGCGGGGCATGCCCTCCATGTTGTCGCGCCTGCGCCACAGCCATGCGGCGTACATCACGATCAGCTGCATGTCCAAAGGTTCGGAGGCGTCCAGCGTGGACGCCCCCTCCTCGGTGATTGCCCTCTGTGCGGCGGTGAGCAGCTGCTCCAGCCGCACGTCGTAAGCCGTCGAAGTGCTGATACCAAGGTCGGTCTTCAGCATCGTCAGCATCGTCAGCATCGTGCTATCTGCCACGACTGCTCACCCCGCGATCGTCAGGAAGCCTTCGGCACAGAAGCCACCTTGCCGGCGGACACGACCACACCGCCGGAAGCGGCAGCCGCATTCAGCTCGACCACGGTGATCTGCTTGCCCGCCGCAGCGGTGATCTGCGTGGTACCGGAGGTCAGCGCGGTCCAGGCACCGGTGCCGCTGGTGACGATGGTATCGCCAGCCTTGACCTTCTGGGTGCCGAGCTTGTAGTACAGCACCGGCGTCTCATCGGCCAGGTAGCCGGTGACGGTCAGCACGGTGTCGCCCGCAGCGGTGCCCGCGGCAGCCGCGACGGCCAGCTCGTTCAGGTCGGTGTTCGCCCAGTCAACCGGGAAAGTGTCGCTGGTCGCGGGCGCGGTGTTGTCGAAGCGGACAACCACAAAAGCCTCGCCGAAGATCGGCTTGCCGTCGTACCGCGCGGTGGCCTTGAACAGGGTCTGGTCCTGCAGGAACATCGGAATGTCGCTGTTGGCGAAGCGCACACCCGCGCGCTCGATCAGCAGGTAATTGGCACCGAAGCCGCCGGCGATCCAGTTGTCCGGAATCTCGTCATCCTCGAACTCGACGATGGTGCCGCCGATGATCGGGAACAGATCGGTGCTGGCCACCAGTGCAGCCTGGGCGTTGAAGGCCAGAGCCTTCGCCAGGATATGCAGGTGGGTCTTGCGGTTCATCACCCAGAACAGGCCCTCGTTGGAGGTCTTGGGCTTCGCCAGCGCCAGCTTCTCGATCAGGGCCTGGAAGAAGGCCGCGCCGGAGCTGCCGTCGATGTTCAGCGTCACGACGTTGGTGCTGTGCAGGTCGGTCCATGCCGGAGCCAGAGCGCCCCAGTCAGCAGGCTGGGATTCCTGCGCCAGACGGGTCATAATGCCCAGAGGCATCTTCACGCCGGTGCCGAACAGGATGGCCTTGTCCAGCGCCTTGGCGATGGCGGTGCCCAGAGCGGAAACGATCTCCGCGGCCAGGTCGATGTTCGCGTCCTCCAGAGTGGCGTTGCAGATCGCCATGTACGCGCCGACCTTATGGCAGCCCGCCTCGATCTGGTTGAAGCCCAGGCTGATCTCGTTCAGGCTGGCGCAGCAGTCGGTCCACACCGCCTCGGGGATGGTGCCGGCGATGTTCAGCAGCGCGTCGCCGGACAGGTTGCGCACCTGCACGAAGCGCAGGAGGCGGCTGGACCGGGCGATCTCGGTGCGGATCATCGGCAGGTAGACGTCGGGAATCAGCACGCCGACGTTGGAGATGGCACGCTTGTTGGAGATGGCGTCGCGCACGGTGGTCAGGAAATCCTTGGAATCGTCGCACTCGACGATCTCGGCCAGCCGATCGCGCAGGGTCATCTGGGGAATCTTCTCACGGGTCATATGCTTTTCATCCTTTCTCTCGTTTTCAGCCGGAGCCGGATTCTTGGGCGGCGTGGTGTCCTGGGCGGCCTCCTCGGCGACCAGGTCGTTCTCCAGATCAGCGATCTCGCGTTCGAGTTCGCCGATAGCCTGGTCGTGCCCGGCCTTCTCCGTGGTGAAGGAGTTGATCTCATCCTCCACTGCCTCGCGCTGCTCGTCGTTCTCCACCTCTTCGATGGCCTGCGTCAGCTGGGCCTCGCGGGTCTTGAACTCCTCGTCCTTCTGGCGCAGCGCGTCCAGGGCCTTGCGCTTGTTATCAATCTGCTTCTTCAGCAGCAATGCCTTGAGTGCCATCACTGGGCACCTCCCATCAGTTTATTCTTGGCCTGCTCCTTCCACACGGCCAGTCGCCGGCGCTCAAGCTCGGCGCGTTCGCTCGTCCTCGCGGAGAGACTCGTCTCCTCGTAGGCGGGGAAGGTGCACGCGGACACCTCGAACAGGTCGACATCCTTGATCGTCCAGTGGACAGAGCCGTCATCTCGGAAATCGGATTCCTCGCTGACGATCATGAATCCAAAGGAACACTGGTCAACATCCCCACGCTTCACACGCTCGTACAGGTTCATGGCGTCGCTATCGTTCGGATTGATGGCGACGCTGCCCCACAGTCCTCGCGCGTCCTCGCGCAGCTCCAAGGTATGCGCCTTAGTGCGCCCGAGCACAAACGTGGTGTCATGATTGATCAGCGCCCGGATATCGCCGCCCTGCAGCGTCCGGGAAAAAGCGCCTGGGGCGATGCTCTCGCTCATCCCCGGCGCGATTTCGTAATTGGAATTGAAAACGGCGAAGTAGCCCTCGATGCGGAGCTTGTCGTCGTCCTCCCGCGTCTCAAACTTTGTTTCAACGCTTCGCAGTTGTCTTAGCAGCCTTTCGCTCATTGCTCTCATCCTTCCTGGCTGGGCAGTTGCCCGCCTGATCGGTCAGCACGTACCAGCCCTTGCTCATGCAGTAGCGCTGGTGCGCACACAGATCGTCGGCCTTGGTGCACTGGATAGCCATCCGCTCACCGTACCGCGCATACGGACAGTTCAGTCTCGGTGTCACGATCATTCCTCCTGAATCAGCTTCTTCTGCTGACCGCTCATGTCGGCTGGAATGTAGTTCTCCAGCACCTTGTATTCCTTCAGCCCTGCGGGAGCCATGTGCATGCGGTCGCGCCATTCATCTCCGTTGACGTAGCCGCGATCCGCGCCAGCCAGCAGGATGTCCGAGGTGGCCTTCAGATCGTAATCCAGCAGCGACCAGAAGTTCAGCATCAGGTACCACTTGGGGCTGGTGATCAGCACCCTGGTCATCTCCTGCTGGATGTTCTGGGCAATGGCGCGGATTTTCGTCTGCACGAAGTTGTTCCACTCGTCGCGGTTGAACTCCCCGACGCCCAGCAGGAACGCCGGTACGCCCAGCACCGCCGCCACCGTGCGCTTGTCCAGCTCCACGGTGTCCTTGATCGCCAGGTCCGCCAGCGACAGCGGGCGCACCTGCTCGACCTGGAACTGCTCGGCGGGAATCAGCCACGGCTCTCCGGTTCTGGAGGGCTTCACGTAGCTCTCCAGCAGCCGCTGCCTGCCCTCCGGGCTGCTGAACTCCTCCGTCAGCGCGTCCACTTTCACAATGATGCTCGGCTTCCACTCGCTGCGCATAAAAGCGTTCTCGGTGTACTGCGCCTGCTTGAGGTTGTTGGCGATGTCCTTCAAGGCCACAGTCATCCCGCGACCCTTCCACAGGTACAGCGGATCCGGATTGTATGTGAAATGCATCACGCTCTCCGGGTCGCGGTCCACGCCATCGATGCGAACGCGATAATCCCTGTAGCTGCCGGTCACCGGCTGAAAGCGCACCCGGCTCGCGCTGATCGGTTCCAGGCTGCGCAGGAGGCCCTCGTAGGTGTGCGGCACCACGATACTGTTTCCGTTGCCGTAGAGCAGCAGGTTCATCACGATTGCGATCATCCACTGCTGCCGAGTCATCGTCCCGTTCGGCGTGATGTCGATTATCCGCGACAGCTCATTCTGGATCCGCACGTCGCCCTGGTCGGTGTTGCTCATCAGGTAGATGGTCATGCTGCCGATCAGCTCCGCGATGCGCAGGCAGGCCGTCATGATCTCCGGGCAGTCGCTCAGCCTGGTATAGCCAGGGCAGCAGATGTCCCCGTCGTTCATCCACACGGCAAACTGGCTCATGGCGGGGTTTGCCGCCCGCGCCTGCGCCGCGCGGGCTGCCGCGCGCTTTCTCTTGCTCAATTACCCCACCACTTTCTCGCCTTGTTTCGCTTCGCCGTGCCCTCCAACATGCGGATGCAGGCGAACACGCTGGCGTCAAAAAGGTCAATTCTGTGTTCCGGCTGGACCTTCTCATACTGGATCAGGTCATCGGTCTTCTCTATGGCGCGGACGTTCGCCACGCAGTACTCGTAAGCCTCGGAGTGCAGATAGTACAGCTTCCCGTCCTTCGCGGATTTCTCGATATGACGGAAGCCCTTTGATTTCAGGATGTACAGCTGCGGCTGGTGCACCACCGTGAAGCCCGCCTGCTTCATCAGCGGGATGTACTCCTCACCAGCGAACTTCTCGTCGTGGCCAACCTGCTTGATTCGGAAGCCCCGCTCCCGCATCTTTACAAACCACTGCACGATGTCGCCGTAGTTGACGGTGGGGGAGTTGCACATCGTCAGCCAGCCGTCGTCCTCCCAGCCGAACAGCGGGATGTTGTCCTCGTCGGCCTTGCGCGCCGCCTCCGGGCGTGGGAAAAACGCATGCGTGATAGCGATATCCACCCCGGCATACACACCGTACAGCGCCGCCGCCGTCAGGTCGTGCACCCGCGACAGGTCTGCGCCGCCGTACCAGTCGATCGGCAGCCGCGCCAGCTCGTCAAGGCTCCAGTCGTGCTTGGAGTCCGACCGCTGGAACTCCGCCAGGTCGAAGTAGGCGTTCATGGCCGTCGTGTAGATGTCCAGCTCGCGGCTCAGGTAGTCCTTGCGCTGCTGCGGGTCGTTCTGCGCCTGCCGCGCCGCGTTCAGCATGTCCTCGGGCCGCTTGGTTACACCGTAGGACGGATTGGCCTTCTGGTGCTGCACCGGGTCGGTATAGTCGACGTTGCCGTTTTCGTCCTGATCGGCGCGGGCCACGAAAGCAAAGAAGGCGTCGTCCCGAATCTGCCCTGTTGCCACCTTCACCGCGTACTCCTGCCGACCGTAGCCGAAGCTGTTGATGTTGTCGCCGGCGGTCGTGATGCCGATCATCAGCTTGTTGGTGTACGCGCTCTGCGCTTCCTTGAAGCGGTTGTACTGCGACGGCTTCTTGTAGGCCGCCACCTCGTCGGCGATGGCGAAGTTGCAGTTGAACGAGTCCTGGCTGTCAGGGTTCGAGGGCATCGCCACAATCTCGATCTTTCCGTCCGGCGTGCCGTCGGGCTTCTTGAATGTGTACCTGATCGAGTGGTCGATGCTGTTGTCGTGTATCTCGAACACCTTGTCCAGCTTGTAGTACTGCAGTGAGAACGTCAGGAAGTGAAACGCCTGCAGCGTTTGCTTCAGCGCCGCCGCCACGATGTAGCACACAGAGCCGGAATGCCGCTGGATGATCGCCACCGCCCAGGCCAGACCCGCGATGAAGCTGGTCTTGCCGTTCTTCCTGGCCACCTCGATGAACGCCTCATTGAAGCGCCGCTTGTCGGTGCCCTTGTAGTAAAACCCGAGCAGGTTGTAGACGATGAATATTTCCCACGGCTCCAGTATGAACGGACGCCCCAGTAGCGGCTTGCCGTCCAGATCCTCGCCCTGCGCATGCACCAGCGTGGTCTGCATGATGTTGATCGCGAGGTCCGGCTCATGGTCGCGCAGCTCCAGGTCGTCTCTCCCCAAATCGTCCAGGAACCGCCGACAGGCCGCGACGACCTCCTTGCCGATGATCACCCGACCGGCGATCACATCCTCGGCGTACTTGACCGCGACCTTCCGGAACCGCTTAGCCATTGCCCGCGATCAGCTGGGAGAGTATTTTTTCAAAGCCGTCGTTGCTCTTGGTCTGCGCCGCTTCCAGGTTCAGCCGCTTATACCCCGCCGGCGTCAGCCCGAGGTCGCGCCAGTAGGCCAGCGCGTCCCGGTTGAGGTCGTTGATCAGCCGCAGCGCCGGGTTCTGCTCGATGTTGGTCGCGCCGCCCTTGTTGGTGTGCTTCACCAGTATGTTGCCGCCGGAAGCAATGAAAAGCTCCTCGGCGTCGTCACGGCGTTCGAGGATCCGCGCCAGGGTGTCGATCACCGACCCGAAGTATTTCTGGTATGTCCCCGCGGCCTTCACGTCCCTCGTGATCCGCTTCTTCCACTCGGCTGCCGTCACCCTGCTCACCTCCTCATTCGCCGTTTATCAGCTCCGCCCTCTGCCCGGTGAACTCCTCCCAGCGGTCAATAATCACATCGACGTACTTCGGGTCCTTCTCCAGGCAGTAGGCCGTCCGACCATTCTGCTCCGCCGCGATGATCGTGGTGCCGCTGCCAGCGAACAGGTCCAGCACGATCATCCCCGGCTTGGTGTTACACTCCATCTGATAGTTAAAGAGCAGCACCGGCTTCATGGTCGGGTGCTCCTTGCTCTTCGTCGGGCGGTCAAATCTCAAAATATTCTTCTGACGACGGTTTTTGAACCAGTAGTGCCGCCCTCCATCGTTCCATCCATAGATGGCAATTTGATTGTCCTCGGTCAGGTACTCCTCTTGTGAAAATAGCGGCGGAGGGTTCTCTCCGTATAAACATGGCTCCGTTTGCCATTGAAAGTCCTGCCGGCTGAGCACCGCGTAGTTTTTTTCCCAAAGCAGCACTTGCCTCGGTAACAAACCTGCGTCGCGCAAAGCGCCGAAAAAATTATAGCCCTCCATTGCCGCATGCCAGATGTGGAAAGCCGCGCCGGGCTTCATGACCATCTTGGCATTTGAGAATGAATCCGCCAGGAACCGCCGAAAATCGGCGTCCGACATAGCATCGTTCTGAATGACCTTCCCATCAGTGCGCCTTCTCCGTGCTTTAGCCTCCTCGGGTGTTTCATTGCCCCCAAGGTCCACGTTATAAGGCGGGTCTGTCAGGAGCATGTCTACCAGCACGCCGTCAGTCAGTCGCTGCACGTCCCCGATCAGCGTAGCGTCACCGCAATAAAGCCGATGCCGCCCGAGCCGGTACAAGTCGCCGGGCTTTGCGTCCGGTTCCTCCGGAGCGGGCTTGTCATAGTCGTCCTCGACGACAGTGTAATCGTCCCCGGTGTCAAATCCAAACAGGGACATGTCAATCGTGCCGATGCCCTTCAGCTCCAGATTTTTAATAACCTCGTCCCACTCGGACAATTCAGCCGTCCGGTTGTGCGCGAGGGCGTAGGCGCGCCGCTGCTCGTCGGTCAGGTGATCCAGGTGGATCACGGGCACTCTCTCCATGCCCAGCTTCTTCGCCGCCATGAGCCGACCGTGACCTTCAACGATTACATTATGCCCCCCCCCAGACACCAATCGGATCATCAAACCCGAACGCTTTGATGCTGGAGACGATGGCAGCCACGTCATTGTCCTGGTGTTTCCTGGCATTATGCTCATAAGGTGTCAGCTGATCGACTGGCAAATACTCGATGTTCAGCTCCACAGTTATACCCCTTTACCTAAAAATCGGCTCCCGTGTGCAAAAGCCTGCCCACACCGGTCTGAAGCGCTTTTGAAATCAAAATCGCGAGGCCGGGGGGTTACTGTCTGACTTGATCGAATTACAAATCCGATGCGCCAGCTTCACGTTTCTCCACGAATGCTCCCCGCCTTTGCTCAGCGGAAGGACATGGTCAATCGAAGGGTATCGATCGCCACAAACAATCACACCCGACCGCTCCACTTTATCATCAAAGTCACAGTCCCCACCACAAAGCCAGCACCGCCCCGAATCTCGTTTATACAAACCAAACACGGTGATATCTTTATCGATCAACTGCTCCTTGATCCGAACCCTTCTCTTAACCTTCCTCGCCTGATTCTCTACCCTCTGCGCACAGCGCGGACATCTTTTCGCCCACGCTTTCATCGGCTCACCACAAACGCATACTTTGTCGCGGTTTTTATCTATCCCAAACCTTCTGCAAAAATCTGACACACTTGTGTCTGAAACTCCAAACTTCCTCGCAATCACCTTGTATGATTCGCCTTGTCGTGCCAAGGCCAGAACCAAATCCCCGTGATCCTTGATCGCGCACGCACGGTCAAACTTGTGCCCGCATTCACGACCGACCTTATAGACCAGAGACAAGGAACAACCAATCTCCTGCGCTATATCGATCGCGGGCATGCCGCTCTCCAGCATGTCCTGAATCTGTAAACACCTCTGCTTCATCCGGTCGTTCGGGTTGTAAGCTATGCCGATTCTCCTACAGTAATCGCTCACCGTACCACGATCGCAGCCCAGCATGGAAGCGATCTCCGTATAGGTCTTTCCCTCGTTAATCGCGCGCACAATCTGGTCATGCGCATATCTCGCTTTCGCCATATCCCTATCCCTTCTCCTATCCCGTTTGATGCCTTAAAAGTTATCAGGCATAGAAAAAGCGCGGGTGGGATAGTCCCCGCGCTTGTCGGTGTTGCAATCACCGTCTATGCCGCTCTATGGCCTCGCGGCCTTAAAGCCTACCTCCGGTACCGCAGCGGAACCTTCACGCCCTCGCGCCGCGCCACCCGCTTCAAAAGCTCCACGCCCTTCTCGGTCAGCGCGCCGGACTGCCGGTCGTGCATCTCGTCGTGCACGTCCCCAGCCAGGCTTATCAGGTTCCACGGCTCCCACTGGTACTCCGGGAACTCCTCTCTCGGAAACACATGGTGCACGGTCGTAGCTTCGACCCGCCTGCCGTAACGTTTCGTTACCTGACACAGGTATCCGTCGCGCCGCAGCACCATCGCCCGAAGCCGCTGCCACCGCGCCGATTTGTAAAACGAATCCGCTGCTTTCACAATCTCCTCCGCCCCCTCCTGCGGTAGGAGGACGCGCTGGTCCGTTGCACACCCAGCGCTGTTATGTCCCGCGCCGGATGGAACCGCCAAGTCCCCGACGCTTTCTCCATAACAAAAACGGACACGCTCGTCTCGTGCCCGTTTCTGTCAGCCTACAGTATAGCACAGGTGGTTACTGACATTCAATGACATTTTCCAATTTCTCACGCCCTTCCTCCGGCACCTCAATCCTCTGCAGCGCCCGACCGTGCAGCCGGAAAACCTGCCGCTCGTCCAGCCCCATCCGCTCGGCCACCTGCTCCCACTTGTAGCCGTCGAGGTAGTACAACTCAAGCACCTCGCGCTGCCTCGCGTCGTCCACCCGGTCGATGGCGTCCATCGCGGCGTGCTTCAGCCGCACCAGCTCCCGGATCCGGGCGTTCACCCGCTGCTCCAGCTCGATCAGCCGGTCGGCGGTCTGCGTCCAGTCTCCGGACCCGCCCCGAGGCATCCCGGTCAGGCTCGACATCCTCCCGGCCTCCAGCTTCGCCCGCAGCCGGTCAACCCGCTCGGTCGCCTCGTCCACCCGCCGGTCAACGCCCCTGGCGCGCCTCAGAAATTCCTTTGCCGTCATGCCTTCGCCTCCTTACCGACATGGTCGTCCCGCTCTACGTAAACCACAAAAGTATCTCTGCCGTTCCCGAAACCGAACTTTTGAATCTCGTCAAATCGATCAAAAGCCAGGTCGGGCCGTTCGCAATAGCCGTTGATCGCATGCTCCAGCTTCGCTGTATGCCTGCACATACCGTCGGTCACGCATGATCGGTGCTCCGACTTACAGGCGTGACCGTCGCACAAATACAGCACGTCCACATGTTTCATCCGCTCCACCTCTCAATCCTCGCCTTCAGCGCCTCCACCAGCGCCGCCTGCGTTTCATCCTTGCCCCCCAGCGCCTTCGCCACGTCCTCGTCCACCCCGCCCTGCACCAGCAGCCGGTGGATGATCACGGGCTTCGTCTGCCCCTGGCGGTATAGTCGGGCGTTGGCCTGCTGGTAAAGCTCCAGGCTCCACGTCAGCGTGTACCAGATCACGTGCCGCCCGCCGTCCTGCAGATTCAGTCCGTAGGCGCAGCTGGCCGGATGGGCCAGCAGCACGTCCACCTCGCCCCGGTTCCAGGCTTCGGCGTCCGCCGCCGTATCCAGCCGCCGCCATCGCAGCCCGTCCAGCCGCGCCTCGATGCCCGGCAGCTCGTGCCGGTAGCCGTAGAACAGCAGCGCGTGTTCGCCGTGCAGCTGCTCGATCAGCTCCGAAAGCGCCTCCAGCTTCGCGTCGTGCACATGGTGGGCCTCGCCGTCCTCGTCGTACACCGCGCCGCCGCACAGCTGCAACAGCTTCCCGGTCAGCGCCGCCGCCGTGGTGGCGCTGATCTCCTCGCCGCCCACCTCGGCCACCATGGTCCGCTCCATCTCGCGGTAGGCTTTCAGCCCCGCGCCGTCCAGCGCCACCGGCACGTCGTCCACGATCAGCTCGGGAAGTGTCAGCCAGTCCTCGGCCTTCATGCTCACGCAGATGTCGGCGATCCGCGCCTGGACGGCGTCGAAGGCTCCCGGCTTCGCAACGTACTCATGCCGCCATGGATTGTGGTCGAAGTACCGCTCCCGATAGTGGGTGATGAACCGCCCCAGCCGCTCCCCGCGATCCAGCAGGTAAACCTGGCTCCACAGATCCATCAGGCCATTTGGCGCAGGCGTTCCGGTCAGGATCACGATGCTGTGAATCCTCGGCAGCATCCGCCGCAGCGCCTTGAACCGCTTTGCCGCCGGATTCTTGAAGCTGCTGCTCTCGTCCACCACCACCATGTCGAAGGGCCAGCGCGCGCCGTATTCCTCCACCAGCCACACCACGTTCTCTCGGTTGATGATCGTGATGTTCGCCCCGGCGTTCACCGCCGCCGCCCGCTCCTGCGCCGTCCCCAGCGCGGTGGCGATCGTCAGCCGGTGAAGGTGGTCCCACTTCCGGGCCTCCGCCTGCCAGGTCGCCTCCGCCACCTTTTTCGGCGCGATCACCAGCACCCGGCTCACGCACAGGTAGTCATAGATCAGCGCGTCGATGGCGGTCAGCGTGATGACGCTCTTCCCGAGGCCCATGTCAAGCAGCAACCCGACGTTCGCCTGCTCCAGAATCCGTTTGGTGGCGTATGCCTGATACGGATGCGGTTTATAGATCATGCCCTACCCCCGCAATCGTCGCCGCGCACCAGCACAGCACATCGTCGATCTTCTTCCAGCTGTCCACGCTGCTGAAAACCGAAAAGCCCAGCTTCCGTAGCCGGCTCTGTACAAAAGCCTGCCGCTGTCGCTCCCGCTGGCCGGGCCGCTTCAGCTCCACGAACGCGACCCGCCCGCCACGCAGCAGAATCAGCCGGTCGGGCATTCCGGTGAAGCCAGGGCAAACCAGCTTCAGGCACCAGCCGCCCATGTTCTTCACCCCATCCCGCAAATGCCTCTCGATGTCCTTCTCCAACATGGTCCTATACCTCCCAGTCCCTTAGTTCTGAAATGATACACAGCGCCGCAAAGGTCAAAGGATCCGTTTCATTCGCGGGCTCGATCGCCTTATCAGGTAAACCGTGATCGGCCAAACACTGCGAGTACAGCTTTTGGAATCGCCGGTTGCGCTTTGGGTGCCTGAGTATGTTTCTCACCGCTTCCTCTGGCCTTTTTGCTGTCCCGTGTTCGACCTCCCAAGCCAGTTGGTTCATCAGGTGCTCGTTCTTCCGGATCTGTTCCTCCAGTTCAAAATCAATAAGTTCCATTCAAATCCTCCTTACCACCGCACCACCAAAACCCGGCGTCCCTATATACGTATATACATTAAAGGATTTAAAGGCTATATATTATGTCAACATCCTTTATTTTTTATTCCAATAATATAGAACGGTGGTTTTGGTGGTTTTGGTGGTTTTTCCCGTATTTACGGGGCTTTTCAGCTACCACCGTTTTTCGTTGGTCTGTGGTTTTGGTGGTTTTGGCTTCCACCAAAACCACCGTTGACCCACCGTTAATGATTTACTCGGTTCCGCGCCTGAAGGTCTTCTGATTGCCATAGGCTTCCGTCGGTCTGGTGCCGATCATCTCCCACCCGCCCATGGCGCGCAGGATGTTTCCGATCCTCCGGCTCCTCATCTGATCGAGGTCGCTCTTGCTCTTCGCCATCAGCTCGCACCAGATTTCGGCTACGCACACGGTTTCACGCGGCACCAGCTTCAGCCC